GGCTGAGTACAGCCGCCGCATTGGTCGGCATCGCCATTGCCTCGGGCGCGGTCAATCCCGATGGGGGAGGCGCTTGGGACAAGGTTGTCGGCATGATCGTCGCCACCCTTGCAGCCATGGGCTACACCATCAGTCGCGGCAACGTCAAGGCGTCCGGCAAATGAAATGGGCTCAATCATCAAGGCAATACTTGAGTTCTTTGCGGAGTTCTTTCGCGGGGAAATCAAGCAGGACGTAAAGGCAAAAGATGCTGACAAGATACCTGACAAGGTTAAGCGCCGCTGGGCTGATCGCCTGCGTAACCATCCTGGGGTGCGGAACGACAAGAGTGACATTTCTTGATTCGTCGTCTGGTGACCTTGTGAGGATTGGTCCAGACGTTTCTGGGCGCGTGTACTTTTATCAGGACGGCTCTTGGGTATTGAGCAAAAACAAGGTGAAGCTGCCAGAGGGATGGTATGCCGGTCCTTTGCCGCGTGAGGAATAAATAATGACACTGACCGAGATTGCCAACCAGGTAACGACCACGATGAGCGACACGGACTCCGCGTCAGTTACAACGTGCAAAAATTATATCAATAATCGCTACCGCATGGCATGGGAGACGAGTCTCTGGACTCCCTCCCTCGGGGTTGTGAGTGAAAGCGTGAGTGCCGATGCCACCACCATCACTATTTCATCCGACCCCAGCGTCTTTTATTATCCCACCTCATCCACGGTGGCGTCCACCGCCCCCCGCATGGACTTTCCGGTGGCAGTCAAGTTCACTGAGACAGGTCAGGATGACGGGTTTGAGGTTCTTGGGGCTGACTGGGTGAAATTTTTCCAACTGGACCCCAATATCTGGAATGACGTGGCCTCGCGCCGGTCCACCCCTGAGAATTTTGTCAACTTGCCCAAGGACGCGAGCGGAAACTGCCGAATCAAGCCCATGCCGGTGCCCAACAAGGCGGGCACAGCCTATGTTCTTGGAAAGCTCAAGTTTACCGAGCTTGGAGACAGTGATTCACCGGCAATCCAGGGGCTTTCCAACGTCCTGATCGCCTATGCCATGGGTGATATGCTTGAGAGGTCCATGCAATTTCAAAAGGCGCAGGCTAAATTCACCGAGGCAACCCAGTTGCTGGGGATTTGCCGCGACCTTGACCGCGTACAGCAGGAAACCACCATGCAGATTATCCCGATGGTGGTAAACCACTGGCAAAGAACCGATTTTGAATAATGCCAATCATTGCAAATGATGTCCTTGACGATCCGTTGCTGATGGACGGCAACGATTCCTTTGTTGGCGGACAGGTGAGCGCCACACGCGATGACTTGGTGCCTCCCAATAGTTATGCGGAGGGCAAGAACATCGACCTTGACGCCTTTGGCAACGCGGTGACGCGGCGCGGCGCGGAACTTTCACTGGGCTACCTCATCTGGGAGGACGTGGACACGAACTGGGAGGCTGAATCCAACACATGGAACTCGACTACTGCCCCGGTAGCCTCATGCACCTACTTCGATACAGGCACAAACCAGTATATTATCATGGCGGACGGCGAGGATTTCCTAAAGGCCATGGACTCGGCGGGCGCGATCACTGAAATTACTGCTGCGACCTATCCATCCGGTGCGACAGTCAGGTTTGCCCAGATCGGTACGCGCCTTTATTTTACCGACGAATCGTCAAACCTGCGCTACATCGACTCTGCTCTGGCCAATAATGCCATTTCCGCAGGCACAATAACCTCCATCGAGATCACCACGCAGGGGTTGGGGTACACCTCGGTTCCCACCATTACATTTTCAAGTGGCGCAGCTACGGCCACGGCCAACCTTGGCTATGGTGGCAAGGTTGTGAGCGCCACGGTTACCGATGGAAGTTCGGGGTACTCGACCACAACCCCGCCAACGATCAGCCTTACTGATGCGCCGACAGGCGGCACAGATGCGGTGGGCATCGCCAAGGTGTCCCAGACGCCGTCCAAGCCCAAGCTACTGGTGGGGCACACCAACAGGCTCTTTGCAACCAGCGCAGACACCTCGGTTCCAGCGGACCTGATCTATGTTTCTGACATCCTCGATGGCGAGTCATGGGACCTCGCGGGCAACTCGATCCGCATTGGCACAGACGGGGACCCCATCGTGGCGATGATGCCCTGGCAGGACTTTAATCTGCTGGTATTCAAGGAGCGGAGCATCTGGATGGTTACGGCAGACCCGATTCAGGAGGTGTCGGACTGGACGATCAAGCTCGTCAATAACCGGGTGGGTTGTGTTGCGGAAAAAACCGTGCAGCAGGCCGGTGCGGATGTGCTGTTCTTGAGCCGCAACGGGTTGCAGAGCGTGCAAACCATCCAGGCAGGCACCCAGACAGACATCAGCCTCCCGATCTCCTCGCCCATCAATGATTACATGGGCCGGATCAACCAGACCTACATAGGGCTCTCATGTGCAGCCTACTGGAGGAACCGTTATATGCTCGCGGTTCCCTTGGACTCAGCAACGACCCCGGACACCGTGCTTACCTACCATTTGCTTGCCAAGGCGTGGACGGGCTTCTGGACGGGATGGGAGCCAAGGGAGTTTGTTGTCACGGCGTTTTCCTCTGAGTTAAAGCTCAACTGGGGTGATCAGGGCGGTAACTTTTATACATGGGACGACACCAAGCCAGACGCTGACACCACAGAGGCGGACTACAAGGACGGTGGGGTTGCCTACGAATCCTACATTTTGACCCGCGCCTATCGGTTTGGTGAGACGTGGGGGGACAAGATCGGCTACTCGGCCCAGTTCAACCTGGAGAACATCCACTCCACGGCGGTTACCAGCAATTTTTCATATTACAAGGACCTTTCAGTATCCGCCAACACACTTGCTGCGGATGTGTCCCTCTCTGCGTCTACTAATCTTATTCGCAAGGGTTACAACCTTATCCCCAAGGGGCGCTTTAACCAGATGCAATTCAAGGCGCAGGCAGATGGCGGACGCCTTGCGCTTCACTCAATCCAAGCGGCGGCGTTTGGCCAACCCATCAAGCCGGAACGATGAAAGATGAAAACAGAGGGGGACATTTTAGCTTCAGGGATATCGTTTCTTTTATCAGGGAACATGACCGGAGGGGTTACTGCTTTTCCCGCTGGCCCACAAATATCCTCGAACCTCACCTCCGGTTCTCGGACAAGAATGGAGATTTATACATCGTCACCGATGGGGATGAGTTGGTCGGTGTTGGAATTGCAAGGCAAGTCAATGAGGACGAACTGGACAAGCATTGGATACGCTCCAGGGAAACCAGCGACTCTGTCGAGGTCACAGACCTCCTATGCTCTACGAAACGGGCGGTGGGAGCGATTGCGGCTGCATTTGCAGAAAGGATTCCCGGTTGGCAGGAACGAAAACTTTTTATGTGCAGGCATGGGGTTCGGAGGCGCATCCCTGACGGCGGAATCGAAAGGCTAATTGCATGGAAACAATAATGAATCAATGTCTTGAGGCGGCGCGGCACATTGTCGGCGCGTACAACCGGCGTTACTGGGCGGCGACAGATGCGCTCAATGGCTCCTCCAGTCCGCCCCCCGCCCCAACCATAACCTATGAGGCTCCCGTCCAGCCCTCCATGGCGGAGGTGACGACTGAGGCCATTCGCCTTTTGCCAACCCAGAAAAAGATCGAGTTGGCGGCGAGAATGGGTACTGCGGTTGACTATGATGACCCAGGGACGGGCGCCCCCACAACTGCTGATTTTCGTGGTTTCGGTGACGTTGACCTTGCCCGCCAGCGGCAGGAATTTGAACTGGAAAGCGCGCGCGAGATGGCGCCTGAGTTGCTGGACTTTTATCAGGAATACGGACCACAGTATGCCCAGTCGGCACGCGAACAGCTTGAGGTGTCTGATCCCTACGGGTTCGCCGCACGCGAACAGCTTGGCGGAGATGTCATGGCTGCGGGGGAGAACATCCCCGAGTTGCCTGATGCCCCCACCCTCCAGCAGGCAGGCGCAGGCCCAAGCCTTGAGCGCCTAGCGCAGGCTGATATCCCGGTGCTGCCACTCGACCCAGACTCTCTGGGGTCACGCCAATTTGCGGAGCAGAAACTTATTGAGCGCGTTTACCCCGGCGAAACCTCCCGGTTGCTCGGGGAAAAAGCGCGCCGGGCCGCTCGCGGCAGGCAGACTGCCACGGGCAATATCTTTGGTGGGGGGGCCGCTATTTCCGAGGCGAGGTCGGTGCAGGAGGCGGAGGAGGCAGCAACCCGGCAGGGACTATCGGATTATCTGGCTTTCCTTTCGAGTGGCCAATCCGCGCAGGATTACCAGTCGCGCATTGCCCAGCAGAACCTACAGAACCGGATGCTCGGGATTGGCCAGCGCACGGGCGCCACGCAGGCCGAAAGAGCCGACGAAATGAACACGCTCGCGCAGCGCAATCAGGCTGCACAGCAAGCCTACGCCAATGCAGTTGGGCAGATACAGGGGCAGGAGGGGCTGCGCCAGCAAAGGCTCGCCAACTTGCAGGCGTTCGCCTTTGGCCAGCCACTAGTTTCCCAACTTGGCGCATTGGGCGGGATGCAGCAGCAGGCTGCGCCCTATATGCCAGCGCAGATGCAGGCAGGCATGGGTATGCAGGGCCAGCTTGGAGCAGGGGCTCAGTTTGCCCAGCAGGGATTCGGCACAGCCGGGAACATCTACGGCTCACAACTACAAGCAGCAACAGACATCTATAATACCCAAGCAAAGATAGCATCTCAACCGGGCGCATTTGGTCAAATCCTCGGAACCCTCGGGGGCGCTTTTGCAGGCACTGCCGGTGCAGGGCTGGCTGGGTCGATGTTTAGCGGCAGCACGGGGGGGCTCGCTGCTATTAGCGGGAAAAAATAAATCCTAAAATAAGGAACACAATCTATGGCTAACTTTTTCTCAATGCAAGGTGCAGGGGATGCGTTTGCGCGCGCGTTCAATCCCGCATGGGATCGGCGGATGTCAGCCATGGCCGCGAGCCGCGCCCGTGATGAGGAAAGGCAATTCGCCCAGAAAATGGCAGACCGTGCTGAAGCAAAGAAAAGGGAGGGAATAAGGAGAAACCTTGAAGCACGGGTAGCCGCGTGGAATCAAATGCTAGGACGGGGACCCACCCCCACGCGCGGGCCGGGCGACGAGCTTTATTTGGAGAGTGGCACCCAGATGGTGCCCGTCGATGACCCGCGAGTCGCCTTTCAAAAGGGGACTGCACCCCCGATGCCCACTGATTACCAAGGGCTAGTAACGGCAGACATGGTGGGTGAACATAAAATGGGGCTACAAGCCGCAGAGCGGGCGGCAAAAGCGAAAGTTGACGCAGCAATAGACGCTGAAAACAGGAGGCTCAAGGAAAAAATAGACGAGGAGGCTAGGGATGCTGCTGCCGCCAAGAAACGGCTAGGCGAGCAGCGGCGGTTTGACGCAATTCAAAAAGGAGAAACTGACGCGCAGGCCCATTACAAGAATCTGGGATACCAGGGCAAGCCTGTTGACGAGTTTATGGCACGGCGTCAAGGGGAGCCGGTGCCCCAGATAATGGGAGGATTAACCCCAGAGCAGGCAATGAATTCCTACAGGGCAGGCCAGCTTGAAAGAGAGAGAGACCTGCTTGAAAATCAGCCAAAGCCCACTACCTTGGAGGCGGAAAATGCGTACATGGCTAAATTGCGGAAAAGGAGAATTGACGCAGAGGCAATGGCGCCGGGTCCCGAAAGGGACGCTGAGATTTTAGAGGCAGAGGCATTGTTGAGGAATGCGCGGGCACTTGGAACTTCAACTCAATCCATAGAGGTGTATGATCCTAAAACTGGAAAACTCTTATTCCGCCAAGGCCCACCCTCGAAGCCGGGTGCCGCCGGAGGGGGGCCGAAACAAAGCGCATTCATGGAGCAGTACGGGAATAACGCGGCAAGCGCACTGCTAGGGCTTGAGGAGCAGTACAATGCTTACTTGGAGGGGAACAAAAAAGGGGTAGGCTGGAAAGCGCATATTAGCAGGGTATTAGGGACACAGATTGCGCCCCAGTTTGGGATTATGCACTGGGCTGATGTTGACTTGGCCGACTTCCAGACTGGGATTGGCCAAAACGCATGGGGGGCGATTAGAACCCTCAACGAGGAGGGGAGATTATCAGACAAGGATGCTGAATTTCTCAAGCCACTTGTTCCTTTAGCGACTGATTCACAGCCAGAGTTTGAGGGGAAAATGAATCAGCTTATAAGGCAAGTTGATAGGCGCCTGATGCTCCATGCTGCGACGTTGCCCCCGGAACAACGCAGTTACATCACCCGTGACCCAGTTGATCTCCTTAAAATTATGGGCGATTATGATGAGCGCACCCGCACATGGTCAGGGCTTATCATGGGCGAGGAGGAGGGGGCAGCACCGCCACCCTTTACGGAAAGTGATGCCGAAAGGTTGTTTGCGATTCGTTTCGGTCCAAGAAAGTACAAGGCAGAGGACATAAGGAAAATGGTTACTGATGGCAAGTTGACTGAGGATCAGGGCGTGTTCTGGCTGACTAGAGGGAATTTTTTTAAGGCACACAAATAAAAAGGAGAACCAGTAATGCCAAGCGGAAAACCCTACTCTCCCTCAACGCCTCCCAATTTAAGAAACCCAGCCGGAGGTGGAGGCGATCCATTTAGACGCCAACCAGGCGCAAGAGGAGCGGCAGAGTTAATTAGAGGAGGAGCGAGAGGGCAAGAAAAAGCAGCCGCGCTCTTGCCGGAGGGCGCCCCCATTCCTGCCGCCCCATGGGGGCCAGAGGCAATGGACGCATATGAAAAGGGGGTACTAGATTGGCTGGATGGGAAAATTCCCAAAAGCCAAGTCCCCCCGCCTCCGCCGCGAAAGTCTCCGGGCAAAAAGGCTCCCTCTGGGCGCGAGCGGGAAATGGCGAGCGACCTTGGGCAGCGCCGTGAGGATATTGCGAGGATGCTTGAGAATATGCCGGGGATCACGGGTCCTGATAGGTTTATCAGGACAACGGTTCCAGAGCCATGGAAACGCAAAAAGATTTACCAGAAAAAATACCCTGGAGCCGACGTGGAGTGGGCCGATGAGTTGGGGGAGTTTATCATCACCATCAAGGACGATAAGGGAAACGTGGTGAAGCGAATGCGGGAGGATGAGCAGGGGCTGACATGGGGTGATCTTGCAGACACGGTTGCGTACATCCCAGAGATGGGCTTTGCTACTGCGGCATGGGCAAAAGCCGCATCCGCGTGGGCACCTGCGCCCCAAGCCAGGTTGGCCACCTTTGGGGTGGCGGCGCTTGCGACTGGCGTAGGAAAGGGCGTAAGGTTTGGGCAGGATTGGCTGGCACATAAATGGCACATCCCAGAGGAGGAGTTTAAGGCAGGCGATGTCGCCAAGAGGCTCGGGACAGAGGCAATCCCCGAAATCTTACTTGGCGGTGTGGCTGCAAGATTACTGGGGGGCGCAGGCAAGGCGGCGCAAAAACCGGGTGGGTCGGCGGTCTATGATGAGGGGGCAGATATCGTCATCGCAAGAGAGGCAGCAGAGGCAGCGGAAAGGCAAGGCATTCCTCTTTCAGCGGCAATGAGGCACCTCCAGGCTCCGGCTGTAAAAGCGGAGGCTCACGCGAAAAGGATGGCCCAGAGGTCAGGGCTTATTGATCCTAGGCGAACACAGGCTCTCCTGCGGCAGTTTGATGCCCCGTTGGAGGCAAAGCAAAGCGGGATATTTGACCAATTCTCTCTCGCGGCAGACCCCAAGGCCACCAGCGCGGGGGTATCAGGCGCAATGGGGCGGCAGGTTCAGCGGGCGAAAGACGTAATGACGGCGCGTAGGTCAAAATTGGGAAGCGAGGCTGCTGGCGAGCAGCAGGCGGCACTGACGCGGGCCACGGGCGCCAAAGGTGGCGTGGCACCCTCAGATGTGGGGACAGCAGTGCGGGCGGATGTCAATGCCAAGCTGGAAAGTTTTCGCGAGGCATCAAGGAAAATGTATTCCGACACCAATGATGCATTAAATCTCGCCACCGGAGGCAAGCCCTTTATCAAGCTCAACAAACTTGAGGCCGAGATAAAGTCGTATATAGATAGCCTGCCAAAAGAAACGAAAAAATCAGTCGTTGAAACGGGTGTCCTTGACGCGGCAGGAGAGATGGGCACGCGAATCGTCAGAAAAGAAATCCCTGCTGGGGGCACTGGGGCCGGGAAACTCAAGCAGGCAAGGGATTTACTCAGAATTACGGACACCCCGCAGGGCCTCTTGCAGGCTCAGATGATTGCCAGCGACCTCAAGGAGGGACTCAGGCAGGCGGCAAAGTCTGGCGACACAGGTGTGGTTGGTTTTGATCGCGCAGCGGTAAGGCGGTTCACGCAGGCCCTTGATGATGACATCGAGGCGTCCATGGTGGCGCTAAAGGAACAAAAGGGAATGACTGATGATGTATTTGGGATGTACAGGGATGCCCAGAAACATTACCGGGATAATGTTGTTAGCTTTAACAAGTCAGACCTGATCGGCAAAATCGAGGATCGCATCTGGTCAGGACAAACCCTTGACCCGGCAGAGATTGTTGATGGTCTGGTTACAGCCAAGGGATTAAGGGGCGATGACCTGCTGCTGATAAAGAAACTCATCCCCACAGACACATACAACAAGCTGCGCCGCTCCATTGCTGACAGGCTTACAGGGGGGCATACACTTGAGCTTCCATCGGGGCATGAGGTGGTTGACCTTGCAGGCTTGCGCCGCCACCTCAAGGGCATGGACAAAAATTACGCCAATGAGTTGCTCGGTGGCGCCGAGAATGTCAAGGCGCTCGATGATGCCATTAAAAGTTTTGAGGTGATCTATAGCTTGCAAAAGAATCTGGGGAAACCCCTCGCAGATATTAATACCCTCAAGGGCCTGATCGACGAGGCAACGAGGGGAGTCAAGGCAGGACCGGCGAGGAACAGGATCGTCGAGGCGATCAAGACCGAGGCTAAACTGAGAAAGCGATACGCCAACGAATTATACAAGGACTTTCACAAGAATGAATTTGGCCTCGTCAATGCTCTCGTTGATGACGCTCCTGAGTTGTTTGTCGATACCATGATCATGGGCAACAAGGATAAACTCCAGCTTGGGTACAAGGTATTCAAGCAACTGCCAAAGGATGTGCAACTCAATGTGAGCCGCGAGGCAACCCGCAGAATTCTGGTAAATTCAATGGACTCAGCCAAGCTGCCGCTGGGGTGGGAAAAGGGAGGAAAGGGCGCAATATTAGACCATAAGAAATTAAAGGAACGCCTTTACGGTGAAGCAGGGGATGGTGTCGCACGCGAAAAAATCATCAGGGAAATAATCGGCAAAGATACCGCCGACACCTTGACCGACGTAGCCAAGATTCTACACGCGAAGTCCCGTTACGACGAGATTGCCGGGGCGGCGGGTGCGTTTGCTGTAGAGACATCAATGGGCTCGGGTAGCTGGCACAGGCTCGTTAACCAGATAGCCTTGGCGAGGCTAGTAATGTCCCCTGCCGGACAGGCTTTCCTGAGTCGAGGCGTGCATAACCCCAAGGGAATGGCCAAGTTGTTTGGGTGGGCAGGTAGAGCCAAGGATGTAGTTTTACCGCCAGTCTACAAGCCAACGAGGACGGCATACCTAGTTGGCGCGGCGTCAGGGGCAAAGCCCTTATCGGATAAGTTTAAGGAATTGGACGAGGAGGAGCAGAAAGCATTGGGCGGACTGTTCGGGGCTCCAGAGGTTTTCACTGACGAAAGCGCGCTGGAGTTCCTGAGACGCAAATAACTAGCGTCCATTCCTGCGCTGGCGCAGGAACCTCCCCATGGCAACCAGCTTTGGTTCCTTGGCCTTGGGAGCCGCGATCTGCTCAAGCACGCAATCCACGGCCCTGTTCACAAAGTTACTCATCGACATCTCCAAATCTGCCGCACATTGATTGACGGCAGCTTTCTGCTCATCGGATAATCTGATTGAGAGATACGCCCCCCTCGGGGCACTTACTTGAGGTCTACCTTTTTTATTCGTCATAGCGCAAAAGCAACATTGCATAATGGGGCATAGCCTGTCAACATCTCATTTTGTGATGGTTATAGGAGGAAATAGGCATTTCCTCCTATAAGGGGGGATTCGTAGCATTATCTCATATAGACAGCCATGAACAGCTTGTGATCCAGATTGTTACTCACAAGCAATTCACTCCTTTCACCCCTGCTTTATGGGGTTATTCTTGGATGGTACACTGAACCCCCGAATCAACTTTGAGCAGGATATGTCGGTTTTTACGGGGTCAAAATCACCATCAAACAAAATTTTTCAATATAGACATTTGTACTTGCATTGTTACCGGCTTATAGGCAGGTTGTTCCCCGCAATGGCATCTATAAGAAAACATCCTCGGAGTCCATTCTGGTTCGCGTGCTACACGCTGCCTGATGGGAGACAAACACAACGCTCAACCAAGATTGAAAACAAGCAGGCCAATGCGAGCCGTGCGATGGAGGTGGCGATTCAATATGAAAAGATTGTCAAGGTGGCTCGGGCCGGGCGCATGGGCGAGAATCAGGCGCGCTCTGCCATTGCTGCCATCTATGAGATTGTGAACGGGGAGCCACTCCCCGGCGCCACCATCCGCGAATATTTCCAGCAGTGGCTGGGTGAGAAAAAAAAGGAGTTATCAGGCGGCGCTTACGTTTCCTACCGCGCAAAGGTCAAGGCCGTCCTCGATGTGCTTGGGCGCCGTGCTGACGCTGACCTCACACATCTTGACCGCAAGACGATCCTCGATGTGCGTGACAGCCTCGTAGACCTAAAGAGCGTCTCGACCTCAAACTATTGCGTCAAGCTCGTCAGGGCGATCCTGCGCGCAGCAAAGCATGACGGGTTGATCGACACGAACGAGGCTGACGGGGTTGCGGCGATCAAGATTGCGGCGATTGACCGGGTGGACAAGATGCCGTTCACCATGCCCCAGGTAAAGGCGCTGATGGCACAGGCAGACGACGAGTGGAGAGGGATGATGCTCTGCGCGCTCTACGCTGGAATGAGGCTGGGCGACATCTCCATGCTCCAGTGGGGCGACATCAACCTTTCCGCAAGGAGGATCGAGGTCAAGACGCGCAAGACTGGGCGCCGAATTAATGTTCCGCTCGCCCAGCCGCTCTATGACTATTTCAGCGCGCGTCAGGCTGATGATGGGCCAGTGTTCCTCCGCGCCCATACCGTGGTGGAGCGCGAGGGCCGCACCGGCAATCTATCAAACAAGTTCAAGCGCCTGATGGCGCGCGCCGGTCTGATTGAGATGCCCAAGAATAAGGGCGGGAAAAAGGGGCGCTCGGCAAAGCGCGTTTTCAATCCCCTGACCTTTCACAGCTTCCGCCACACGGCCACCACACTGTTCAAGGAGGCGGGTGTACCCCACGCAGTGGTCATGGACATCATCGGACATGACTCCGACGCAGTGTCGCGCGCGTACACGCACGTTGGTGATGACGCCAAAAAGGACGCTGTGAATATGCTGCCGATATTAGAATAACAACTTTGGATTGCCTGCTGATAGGCTGATGGTAAGTTCATAGCCGTCAGCCATGAGTAAGCAGCCAGACGCAATTATTCTCCCCGAATGGGTTCCCGCACCAAAAGTCGGATGCGCTGAACATTACTCTGGGCTGACAAGGTACTATCTTTACAAGCTCGCCAACGCGCGCCTAATCCACTCGGTCACGGTCAAGGCCGAGCCCCACCAATTAACTGGGCGCAGGTTGTTTTATCTGCCGTCCATCCTCGCTTACTTAAAGCAACAACATAAAGAACAACTAGAATCAGGAGTAGTGTACAATGTCAGAAAACACGCAATTGTCAAAAAAGACGGAGAAATTGAGGACCCTCTTGGAGAGCCCGAAACTGAGGGACCAGATGGCGCTGGTGCTGCCGAAGCACTTAACGCCGGACAGAATGGCGCGGATAGCGATCACGGCGCTCATCAAGACGCCGAAGCTGGCTGAGTGTGATCCTGCATCTGTGCTTCAAGCCATGATGACGTGCAGTCAGCATGGCATCGAGCCGGACGGGCGCCGCGCGCATTTGATTCCCTACGGTAACACCTGCCAACTGATAATCGATTACAAGGGCATCGTGGAACTGGTCATGCGGTCAGGGAATGTCTCCTACATCCACGCCGATGTGATTTATGAGGAGGATGAGTTTGATTATGACCGTGGAGAACTCAAGGCTCACAAGTTTGAGTTGGGAGGAAAACGCGGCGCAATCGTTGGTTGCTATGCGCTCTGCCGATTTAAGGACGGCACTGAGAAATGCGAGGTGATGAGCAAGGATGAGATTGAGAATATCCGCAAC